TGGCGCTAAACATTTTTACGGTGATTCAAACTTTTTGTCCTGCGACACGCCGGGGCGGTGCTTGACAACATGGCTGCGAAGACTCCATCCCAGGCCGCCGCTACCGAGCGCCTCATGAAGTACTGGACCACCGGCGAAGGCGGATTGAAAATCCGCTGGGGCGAAGCCGGCGACTTCGACCGGTGCGTACGCGCATTGCGGGACAAGGTGCCGGCCAGCGTCGACGTCAAAGGCCTATGCAGCAACCTGCACAAGAGAGCCACCGGAGCACGACCCGGTAAAGCCGCCTCAGAGCAGAAGTAATGCCCACGACGTCCGGGTGGCGTAACTCCAGCCGCCGGCAGGAACTGCCGCCGGACTGGCCCCGCCGTGTGGCCCACACCCGGCAACGCGCCTGGGGACGCTGCGAATGGCCCGGCTGGCTACCCGGCCGATCCAACACGCTGCCCGGCCCGCGGTGCGTGGCGCCCGGCACGGACTGCGACCACATCGGCGACCCGCACGATCATTCGCTCGCGAATCTGCAATGGCTCTGCCACACGCATCATGACCAAAAGACGATCGCAGACCGGGGCACCCGTCCCCGTTCCGATCGACGCCCACCGGAGCGCCATCCGGGTCTACGGGGGAAGTAACCATGGTTGCTAGGAAGCCGAAGTCTCAGCGTGCCCGGCAGAACGCCGACACCATTCAGCAAATCGAGCTGGTATTCGAGCCGGGTGAGCCGCCGGAGCTGCCGACGATCTACGTCGACCCTGAGGGTGAGCTGCACGAGCTGAAGTGGTCACCGCTGACCACCGACTGGTGGAACAACTGGCGTGAGGCGCCGCAGGCGGCGGTGTTCAGCCAATCGGACTGGCAGTCGCTGCTGACGACCGCGTTCGTCGCGGACAAGTTCTTCCGCACGTTCGAGGTCAAGTACGCCGCGGAGCTGCGCCAGCGTGAGGCCGCTTTCGGCGCCACGCCGTTGGACAGGTTGCGTCTGCGCATGTCGTGGCGTGAGGACCAGGAGCGCGGCATCAAGGTCAGCGAGGCCGAGGAGAAGCGGCGGGCCGCGGCGGCGAAGCGCTACGGCGACATTCGCATCGTGAAGGACGAGACGGCGTGACGCCGGCCGGGTACGTCGACAAGCCGTCGCGGTATACCGCGGTGCAGTGGGACGGCTCGGACGAGTCCGCCGCGTGGATCGTGGAGAACTACCCGTACTGCCGGCGCGACGGTGAGGAGATCATCGTCCAGGACGCGCTCGACCGGGAGCACGTGTTGCCGGCCAGCAGCTGGGTCGTCCGCCAAGAGGGTCTCGGCCCTGGAGGTACGCAGTACTACGACCCGCAGATGTTCGACCGGTTGTTCGAGCGGGCGTAGATGCCGTGGCGGGGCCCCCGGTATACCGGCGAGCTGCCGACGCTCGGGCCGCTGGTGCTCGACTGGATGATCGAGAATTTGGCGGCGCCGGACCGGGCCGAATATGAACCGTTCTACCCGACGCGTGAGCAGGCCGAGTTTCTGTTCAAGTTCTACGCGATCAGCCCACTCACGGGTAAACGGCTCTACCGGCGCGGGGTGTACAGCCGGCCGAAAGGCTCGGGCAAAAGCCCGTTCCTCGGTGCGATCGCGGCAGCGGAGGCTCTTGCTCCGGTTGTTCCGGACGGCTGGGCTGCCGACGGTGAACCGGTGGGGCGGCCGTGGGCCAGTCTCCGCACGCCATGGGTGCAGGTTGCGGCAGTTTCGGAAGACCAGACCCAGAATGCTTACGCGCCGCTTCTGGAAATGCTTCGCAACGGCCCGGCCATTGAGAACTATCCGGGTCTCGACCCGATGCAGTCGTTCATTGCGTTGCCGACGGGCCGGATCGAGTTCGTCACCTCCGCGGCTACGTCGCGTGAAGGCAACCGGCCGGTGTTCTGCATCCTCGACCAGACCGAGTCCTGGGATCAGCCCAACGGTGGGGTGAGGCTTGCGGCGACGATTCGGCGGAACCTGGGCAAGACCAGCGGCAGCAGCATCGAGGCCCCCAACGCGTACGTTCCGGGGCTGGGGTCCGTGGCCGAGCAGTCCGCCGAGTACGCCGCCGCCATACGGGAGGGCCGCGTTCGGGAGGCGGGGCTGCTGTGGGATCACCGTGAGGCCCCGGCGCACACCGACCTAGAGGACCGGGAGTCTCTGCGCGCGGGTCTGGTGCACGCCTACGGGGATTCGTGCACCGACAATGGCGGCTGGGTCGATGTGGACCGGATCATGCACGAGATCTGGGATCCCTCCACCGACCCGCAGACGGCCCGGCAGTTCTATCTGAATCAGATCACCTCCGCCGCGGACTCGTGGCTGTCGCAGCCCGAATGGGCCGGGTGTGTGGACGCGTCGAAGATCATCGCGGACCGCGACGTGATCGTGATGGGCTTCGACGGTTCGCGTAAACGCACCCACTCCACGACGGATGCGACGGCGCTGATCGGGTGCCGGGTCTCCGACGGGCATGTGTTCGAGATCGGCGTGTGGGAGGAACCCCAGGGCGCCGCGGCCAAAACGTGGGAAGTGCCGACGACGGCGGTGGACGCGGCGGTGCACACCGCGTTCAAGCGGTGGAAAGTCATCGGGTTCTACGCCGACCCGGCCCGGTGGGAAGGGTTCGTGTCCCAGTGGGAAGCCAAATACAACGACGTGCTCAAGGTGAAGGTGACGTCCTCTCACCCGTGTGAATGGTGGATGACCGGCGGCCGGGCCACCCACACCGTTCGGGCCCTCGAAGAGTTCCACACCGCGGTGGTGGACAAGGAACTCACCCACGACGGTTCGGCGGTCCTGACCCGGCACGTGCTGAACGCCCGCCGGCGCATGGGCCGCGCCGGATTGAGCATCGCCAAGGAGTTCCCCGAGTCGCCGCACAAGATCGACGCGGCGATCGCGGCCACCTTGGCGTGGCGGGCGCGGCTGGATGCGATCGCGGCCGGCTACGGCAACTTCACCGACCGCCGGTACGCCCCGAAGCGGATCCGGTAGGCGGCGCCAGCAGCTGCGTGGGTTCCACACCCAGGGCACCGGCCAGCGCCACCAGCTCCTGCACGCTGATCCGCCGAAGCCCCGTCTCGGTCTTGCGGATGATGTCCAACGAGCTGGGGCGCCAGCCGTGTTCGGCGAGCAGCTCCCGCAGCCTCGTCTGACTGATGCCCTGCTCTTTACGCAGCCGCAGCACGTTGTCCGCGACGACCCGGTTAGCGCCCGCCTGGTAGGCGAGGAACCCGCGGCCGGCTTCCGCTTCGGCCTTCCAGAAGTCACTCACGGGGGTGAGGCTATGCCCAAGCCCATTCCCGGCGCCGTCCCCGCGGTGTTCTTCAACCGCAAGGCGCGTGTCGTGGGTGTGACCGACGGGGACACCGTGGCCTGCGATGTGGACCTCGGGTTCCACGTGTGGGTGCGGATGGGCTGCCGCATCGCCCGCATCGACGCCCCGGAGAGGAACACGATCGCCGGGCAGGCGTCGAAGGCGTTCCTGATGAAGTTGTTGCCGCCCGGGACCGAGCTGGTCGTGGAGTCGATCTCCGTCGACAAGTACGGCGGCCGGTTCGACGCGAAAATCTGGAAAGTCGAAACCGGCGAAAACGTCGGTGAAGTTTTGGTGAAAACCGGTAATGCGAAGCCGTGGGTGATGGGCAAAGAGCCCAAGCCCTACGCCTTGTAGGTGCGCCACGTTCCGTCAGCCATCCAGGCATGAGCCCACACCTGCATGTAGTTGCAGTCCCAGCGGGGGCACTCCCAGCCGGGCTCGCGGGCTAGTAGCCGCCGGTCACTGTGGTCGGCGCAGGTGAAGGCATGACCCACGCCGGACTCCTGAAAGCCGTTGAGGTTGGCGACCTGCGCGGGCGTGAACGGTGCGAAGACCTTCGATTCGTCCATCCGATCGACCCTAGTAGCCGTTCGGGGGTGAGCCGTGTCCCTCGACGTTGAGGAACCGAAGTCTCCCGGCTGGTGGATGCACCGGCTCTACAGCCGGCTCGTGGACCCGAAGCGCCAGCAGCGGCTCCGTGACCTCGACGACCGGTACCGGGGCGTGCCGGCGCTACCCGGGATGTCCCGCAACCAGCGTGAAGCCGTCGCCAGCTTCCACCCGTTCAGCCGCACCAACTTCGCGCGGCTGGTCTGCGAAGCCGTCCGGGAACGCATGACACCCGTCGGGATCCGCACCAGCGCCGACGACGACATCACCGGCGACGCGGAGGCGTGGCGGATCTGGCAGCGCGCCGGCATGCCCGTCGAGAGCGCCGAGGTGCACCGCGGCATGTTCCGCTTCGGGGACTCCTACGCCATCGTCGGACCCCCGGACCCGATCACCAAGGTCCCGGTCATCACCTACGAGGACCCGCGGCAGATCGTCACCGAACACGACCCGGCGCAGCAACGCCGCCGGCTGGCCGCGTTCAAACTGTTCCACGACGACATCGAGTCCGCGGACTTCGCGTACCTGTGGCTGCCCGGCAAGTTGTGGGTGGCGCGCCGCGACGTTTCGCGGAACACCGGGCCGTCGCCGGAGCCGACGTTCGCGGCGAACCTCTTCGAGTGGGACACCGAACGCACGCAGGCGCTGCCGGACCCGAACATGCTGCCGGTCCACCGGTTCCGCAACGAACACGGCGTCGCGGAGTTCGAGCCCTACCTAGACCTGCTCAAGCGCATCGACCACGAAGTGCTTCAGCGGATGACGATCAGCGTCTATCAGGCGTTCCGGCAGCGGGCCGTGAAGAACCTGCCCCAGTACGACGATCAGGGCAACGAGATCGACTACTCCGAGATCCTCGTCTCCGACCCGGGCGCGTTCTGGCAGGTCCCCGACCTGGTGGAGTTCTGGGAATCCCAGTCGATCGACCTCACCCCCATCTTGAACGCCATCAAGTCGGATGTGGAGAACCTCGCCGCGGTCACCCGCACACCGCTGCACTACCTGACCCCCTCCGGCGCGAACCAGTCCGCGGAGGGCGCCGCGCTCAGTCGCGAGGGTCTGGTGTTCAAAGTTGAGGACCGCATGGCCCGCGCCAGCGCCGTGTGGTCGGACGTCATGTCGGACGCGTTCCTGTGGCTCGGCGACACCGGCCGCGCCGACCTCGACCAGCTCGACGTCATCTGGAAGCCGGCCGAGCGTGAATCCCTCGCCGCGCGGCTGGACGCGGCGACGAAGGCCACCACCGCGCAAGTTCCGTGGCGCACCATCATGACCGACATCATCGGTTTCAGCCCGCAGCGCGTGGACCAGATGCAGGCCGAGCGTCTCGATGACCAGCTGCTGCAAGCGCAGATTCTCGCCGAGACCACCAAGATCACCGCACCCGCCCAGGCCGCCGCTGCCGCCGCGACCGCGAACGCCACCGGTCAGGCCGGTGGTGCTGCCCCAAAAGGAATGGCGGCAGTGAACGCGGCGAAGGCCGGAACTAGCGTCCCGATGGGCAACATGCCGGCGAAGCTTCAACTCAACGCCCAGCGCGCCGCGGCCGGCCAAAAACTCCTCGGGCAGAAGACGTAGTTCCTTGATGGTTTAAGGCCCCCGCACTCTCTTCAGTGCCATGTCACAGCGTTTGACCTGCGCAAACGTCCCGACGGTTTCTTTGACGGGTATTTGACGGGGGGTGGCTGGCCATATGACCCACGTAGACCAGCCGGCCGCCATCTTTGGTGGGTCGCGGCGGGGCTGAGCGTAGATGACGCAGCCGGCCACCCAGACCCGACCCGCGCAGCAGCCGACCAACCAGCCTCCCGAAGAGGACGAGGACGAGTCGGCGGCGGCGAAACTCGCGGCGCTGGTCGCGGCGATCGTGGTGCTGATCCGGGCGTTCGCCAACGCCCAGAACAAGGCCACCAAGTCCGCGGTCAACGCCGCCGTCGCGCGCACCCGCTCGATGAGCGAAGCCGACTGGTACGACTCGGCGGCCATCACCAAGTACGCCACCGACGTGGCGAAGCTCGTGGAGGTCTCCCAGCGCCAGGCCGCGGCCTTGACGAACGCGTTCCAGGCGCGGGTGCTCACCGAACTGACCGGGAAGACCGCGACACCCGTCAAGCAGGTCGACGTGACCCGGCTCCGCGGCATCGACCACGACTCCGTGTACGGGCGTGTGGCCGACGAGTACCGGTACAAGCGTTCCCAGGGCGCCACCGCGGCCGAAGCGGCGAAGCTCGCGGCGCTGCGCGCTGAAGAACTCGCCGACATGGACGTGACCCTGGCGGTACGCCAGCAGGAACACGCGTTCGTGAAAGCCAAGAAGACGGTGCTGTACTACCGCCGGGTCATCCACCCCGAACTCGCCAAATCCGGGGCGTCCTGCGGCCTGTGCATCGTGGCCTCCACCCGGGTCTACAACAAGGCTGAAATGAAGCCGCTGCACTTCCGGTGCAACTGCGTGACGCTCGCCGTGACCGACCGGAAGTACGACGTCGGGGACGTCATCAACCAAGACGACTTGCAGTCCATCTACGAGGACGCGGGTTCGAACCGAATGAAAGCGCTGAAAGAAACGCGGTATTCGGTTCACGAGCACGGCGAACTGGGGCCGGTGCTCACGTACAAGGGCAATCGGTGGAGGGGGCCGGCCGACGTCCGCGAGGACACCGACCGGGACAAGCCGACGCCATAAACCCAGGGAATGGCCGACGGGCCTAAAGCGGGGGGAAATCCAGCATGAGTCAGCCGACAGGCGACAACGGCACCACCACGCCCACGGGCGGAAGCACCATCGGCAACGACAACGCCAAGACGGTCACTGTCAACGCCGGCACGAATCCCACAGCACCCGCGGGGGAGCCCAACACCACGCAGGACGCGAAGCTTTACACGCAGGCCGAAATCGACCGGATCGTGAACGAGCGGGCCCTTCGGGAAACGCGCACGAAGTTCGGCGACTACGACCAGCTGAAAGAACGCGCGGCGCAGTGGGACAAGTTCGTTGAGGAATCCAAGCCCGAACAGGAAAAGGCCCTCAACGCAGCCAAGAAGGAAGCGGAAGAGCAGGCCTACGCGAAGGCCCGCACCGAGTTCGGCGGCAAGCTCGTCCAGGCCCATTTGCAGGCCGCAGCCGCCGGGCGACTGTCCGAAGGTGCGGTGACCGCGCTGGTCGCAGGTGTGGACACCAGCCGTTTCCTGACCGAGGCCGGCGACGTCGACACGGCCAAAGTCACCTCATTCATTGACGGAATAGCGCCACCGGTCAACGGCGCCGCGGCCACAACACGGCCCGGCAGTTTCGGTCAAGGCCAGCGTGAAGGCGCACCCAAGGCGGGCCTGGAAGCAGGGGCCGCGCTGTGGGAGCAGCGGCACGCGAAAGGCCAGGCGCCTCCGTTGTTCACTTAGGAGACGCGATGGATCTCGCATTGCAGTCTGAGTCGTTCCTTCAGGGAGACCAGACGTGGTTGGGCAGTGAGCACGGCACCACCAATGCCCGTTCGGTCACGATCGTGACCAGCTCACTCACACAGAACACTCACTTCCCGAACGGGTTCATTCCCTCGGGTACGCCACTGGCCCAGTACACGGGCGGCGCCGACGCCGGAAAGTACACCGCGTACGCGTCGGGGGGTGCGAATGGCGCCGGGACCCTGGTGGGTTTCCTCCTCGATTCCGTGCCGGTCCGCAATCCCAGCCGTGACGTCGTCGGTGCGCTTCTGGACCACGGCCGGATCGTCTCGGCGAAGCTTCCCATTCCTGTCGACGCCGGCGGTCAGGCCGCCGTGGCCGGCCGGATCTGGTTCGTCTGAGAAAGGGGGGACTAACCGATGTATCTCTACACTGATTACGGCCAGCCGGCCGAACTGACGGGCTTTGCCCGGCGGAGCCTGGCCGACTTGGAAATCAACCAGTTCACCCTTTCGCGGTTCCTGCCGTCGCAGACCATCAACGATCTGGACTACCGCTTCTTCCAGGGCGGCGAAGGTCTGATCGAGGCCGCGACCTACCGCAGCTACGACGCTGAGGCGCCGCTCGCGGCACGGCCCGGCGTGACCCGCACACAGGGTCAGCTGCCGCCCCTCTCGCGCAAGATCAGGTTGGGTGAGTACGACCGGCTCAAGGCCCGCAACATGGAGCCGGAGATCCGCAACGCGATCTTCAGCGACGTGGAGCGCCTGACCCGCGCCATCAGCGCCCGGGTCGAGCTGGCCCGCGGTGACGCGCTCGTCAACGGCAAGGTCACCATTCAGGAGAACGGTGTGGCCGCCGCGGTCGACTTCGGCCGGGCCCCGTCCCAGACGGTCACCGCGCCGGTGCTGTGGTCCGACACCGCCAACTCCAAGCCGGTCACCGACCTGCTCGGCTGGCAGGACACCTACACCGCCGTGAACGGCTCGCCGTTCGGGTTGATGGTCACCGCACGCAAGAACCTTCAGCTGTTCATGCGCAACGCGGAGATCCGCAACCTGATCTACCCGCAGGGTTCGGCGGCGACGCTGGTGCGCGACTCCGACGTGCGCACCGTCATGGGTTCCTTCGGGCTGCCCGCCATCGAGACCTACGACGCGCAGGTGCGGGTGGCCGGCGTGTCCACGCGGGTGCTGCCCGACAACATCGTGCTGCTGCTGCCGGGCGGCGACGACGCCTCCCAGCTGGGCCGGGTCCTGTGGGGCACCACCGCCGAAGCCAACCAGGCCGCGTACGGGCTGGCCGGTAACGAGGCCGGCATCGTCGCCGGGACCATGGAAACCTTCGACCCCGTCGCGTTGTGGACTAAGGCGGCGGCCATCGCGCTGCCCGTCATCGTCAACCCGAACCTGACCATGGTCGCGCGGATCGCGTAATGCCCACCATGACGCCGGACGTGTTCAACGCGTTCGTTCACATCACCACCGACGACGGGGTGCATCACGAGTTCGGCCCGGGAGACCCGATCCCGGACTGGGCCCGCCCGTACATCGGTGAGCACGTCATCCACAAGGGCGGCCTCTACGAAGAGGACGAACCCGCTGAGGCCGTCGCGGCGATGGCCGCCCGGTTCGACGAACCGGAGCTGGTGGCCCAAGCCCCCGGCTACACGGCCTTCGTCGAACAGGACCAGGACGGCACCGGCCCCGACGTTCCGCAGCCGCCGCCCACCTCAGGGCCCGGCTCCGGGCAGCAGGCCTGGTTCAAGTACGCCCAGGCGGTGGGGGAGACCGAACCCACCCCGTCGTGGACGCGGCAGGACATCATCGACCTGCTGATCCGCCGGGGCCACATCAGCGACTGATGCTGCCGGCGCAGGTTCTCGTCATCCACCTGGAACGACGAACCGATCGGCTGGCGAACTTCCGGACGCGGTGGGCCGCGACGGGACTGGACGTTGCGCCGGTCATCTTCGCGGCCACCGACCAGACCCGTCACGACCCGCCTGACCCGCGGTGGGACAGCTACCCGCACGGCACGTGGGGGTGCTGGGACTCCCACGTCCGGGCGTTGCGCGCCGCGGTCGGGCCGGTCCTCATCGTCGAAGACGACGCGGTGTTCGCGCCGTGCTTTGGCGTTGCTTTGGCGCAACTGACACTGCCGCCGGACTGGGAACTGGTCCACCTCGGCGGGCAGCACCTGACCCGGCCCGACCCGGTTGCGCCGGGCCTGGTGCGGCCGGTGCGGATGCTGCGCACCCACGCCTACCTCGCCCGGTACCCGCAGATTCTCGCCGGGGCCCTGCGGGGCCACAAGACGCACGTCGACTACGCCCTGGGGCAGCTGCCCGTCCACCGCTACGCGTGCGCGCCGTGGCTGGTCGGTCAGGACGACACCCCAGGCGACATCACCCGGCGCCAGCCGAACGGATTCGAATGGTGGCAGGAGGCCCGCTGTGGCGCGTAAGTACTTTCGCCTGCCCAACGTCGCGCCGTACGCGCTGGTGCGCGTGGACACCGACCAAAGCACCGACTCCCCGGCCGACATTCGCACCGTCGACCAGCTGCTGGCGGTCCCCGGGTCACTGATCCGCGCCGGACGCGACGGGGACCTTCCCGACGTGCTCGGCCCCGACGACGGCACCTCCCGGCTGTACCTGAAGGCGCAGACCGAGAACGTCCAGCTGGACACCAACCAGTCGGATGTGCCGGACCTGACTGGCGGCGCGGCCAACCAGACCGGCACCGGCGTGAGCCTGTCCGGGGCGGCCGGCGACGGCCTGACCTACGGCAACGGCAAACTGTCGATTCTCGTCTCCGCCGACTCCGGTAACAGTGTCGACTTCGGCGCCGACGGTGGCCTGTACGTGCCCAGCGTGGTCGTGGGCGACGACGGGGAAGTCATCGGCATCCAAGGCCCCAAGGGTGACCAGGGTGACCCCGGACCGATGGGTCCCGCCGGGCCCAAGGGCGACAAGGGCGACAAGGGCGACACCGGGGACGCCGGGCCGCTCGGGCCGCAGGGACTGGAAGGTCCCGCCGGGCCCAAGGGCGACACCGGCACCCAAGGCCCCAAGGGTGACACCGGTCTGACCGGCCCCGCCGGGCCCACCGGCGCCACCGGCGCCGCCGGTACGACCGGCCCCGCAGGAGCGACCGGCGCCACCGGCCCCCAAGGCTTGCAGGGTGACCCCGGACCGGCCGGAGCGACCGGCCCCGCTGGACCCCAAGGTCTGCAAGGTGTGGCCGGGCCCGCCGGCACCAACGGTGATGTGGGCCCCGCCGGGCCCATCGGACCGCAGGGACCCGCCGGGACGCCCGGCGTGGACGGCGCGGCCGGACCCGCCGGACCGGCGGGAGCCGACGGCGCACCCGGGCCCGCGGGCGCGGACGGCGCGCCGGGGCCGAAGGGCGACAAGGGCGACAAGGGCGACCCCGGTGAGCCGGGCCCCGCCGGGACCAGCGCCGACGTGGTCACCACCATGGCCGGCGCCCTCGGTGAGTCCCTCACCTACACCGGCAGCGTCTTCGACGTCGCCGTGTCCACCGACACGGACAACGCGCTGGGTCGCGGCAGCGACGGCGGGTTGCTCGTC